GCAGGAGACTGCGACAACAACGACGACAGCGACGACGACGGCGATGAAGTTCTCCTAGGTGAGAAAGAAGAAGAATACTGAAATGAGGAGGAATACGTACCCTCCCGATGATTTAATAACTATCGCTCTACTTGTGAGACAAGTAGGTGGCCACGTTGTATTCAGACTTTATAATAACCAATTTGACCAGTTGCCACGTAGTGGCAGACTGAGCGGAGAGTTCAAAAGAGACAGCATGTCTCTTTAGAGGTATGGAATGTATTGTGGGAAATCGTATTCATACATAGTGACTCTGTATGGAGCTTTATTATAACCTTTAATGAAAACAACATCATTTGTTCCCAATTCTTCACCTCTTCTTTTCTGAACTACTCTAAGTTTTATACTTTGTCTACCAGCAATAGTATAATACTCCCAATTTCTATCACCATTGGGATATTTCTTTCTACCAAATAAAGGCAAAACCTCATTATCATCAGCATATAACTTATACAAAGATCCAACCTGCTGTGGTTCTCCTAATGGACCCCGAGTTCTTATATTAATTGGTGCAATGTTATTATTACTAATGTCCAAAGGATACATAGGATTAGCAATAGGTACTTGAGTTCCACCTAAACAAGGTGTATTTCTACCACCACATCCAATAACTTGAGGTGGAAGTGCTAAGTTTGGTCTCCAGTTTTGGTTGTAATATTCGTGACTTTTGTATGGATATCTTAATGGATTGTAGACCCTGTCTAAAGAATTCATTTGTTTTGGAGAATTCATTAATACAGACCCACCTGTTTTGAATGGTGTATTATTAATGTAATTGTAAACAGGCATATTTGTGGGGTTGACAGGTGGGTTGACTGGAACAACTTGTGCCTCAATACTATCATCATCAACAAAGTTTTCTTGTTGATTGTGGTTTTGGTAGAACATATAAACCACAGCAATCATAAGAACAATAATTACAAAGTATGCTAAATAAAGTGTATTTTGGGATATCTTTTTCATTACTTATAAAGTATACATAGATAAAAAAATTGATGCTCAAAAAATCCACAATTTTAAAAACATATACATTAATCGAGAAGGCCACTCACAAACACCAATCTCTTGATTCCAATATACTGGCGGAAAGTGTCGCAAGATAACTAACGTTTCAGGGTCCCTCGGGACAGTTGATAGAGGTGATCGGGAATACCTCTGATCTCGTTATGATCGCCCCTTGGGTGCTGACAGAGGGCGTGTTTCACGGCTGGGCGGTTGTTCGGTCGTGTGCCAGTACGCTACACGAAGCCCTTGCTTAGTACTGGGTTGTTATTCGCAATTTTCTTAAAAAGAAAGGATTAAATACGTTACCTTTCACAAACATGACCATGTCTATGTTCGTAAACGTTAGATTAAAGCGCAGAAACAACTCGGGAAACGGAGGCAACGGCACCTGCGGGTGTTCCCTATTTAGGGATAAAGCTGGAGGCTTGGGGATAGTGGTCTTGTACCATGAAAATTGCGTGCCTACGCAACGCCACCGAGTATCGAAGATTAGGGCACTAACACAAACATGCAAACCGGAACTCCAACCTTACCAAATGGAGAAACCGGCGATTCTCGCCTCGTCAGGGACCCCAACACGGGGAATCTGGAGAAGTGGGATGAGCCCGAGTGGAGCCTGATGGGGCTCTCCTCACCCTCTGTCACAGATGGTGACGGGAACCCTGCGTTGAACTACGTTTACAACGACGAAGACGACAAGGGGTGGCGCACAAGCGCCGTTGAACGTGGACGCAAGGCCAAGGACAAACCATCTTCGAGTCAAAGACCTGATGTAAAGGATGAGGATGAATCGCAGATGACCACCGAGGTCGCGACCACAACCGCCGGCGACGGCGGCGCACGAGAGAAGCGCTGGAGAAAGCGCAAGTTCTGCCGCAACCGCGGGCTACTGCGCCGCCGCTGAAGCGTGAGTGCTTCAAAACTAGAAAGAAATGAAATGGGGAGGAATACGTACCCTCCTAATGACCATGAACCAAGTTGCATGGAAATTGTTCTACTAAGTCCTTTGGACTGGTAGGTGACCCGTATTGTCTTTATAAAAAAAAATAAAAGTTAGTTCATCTTCATTGGTTAATTGATTATAAAATTTTGTATGTTTTAAGGCAGAAAAACTTAGAGCATTCTCAAATTTAATGTTAAGAATTACAAATCAGGTGTGTATTTCCTGCTGATTATGTCTTATTAGTATTTACAACATAAGTGGCAAGATCTACTTGAGTTTGGATCACTAATTTCTATAAGTGGTGTCTCAATATATCCATTACCTCCATTAGTGACATTAATGTGTTGGACACGACCTTCATCATCAATAACACACTCGGCTGATGCGCCAGATCCTCTTCCATTTCTGCTTACAATTTTTACAACAGGTGGAGTATCTATATAATAGCCACTTCCAGAATCGGTTATATGAATCTTCTTCAACTTTGCATCTCTAACCTCAGCAACAGCTGTACACTTCTTAGTTGAAACAGCATCACCACATGTCATTGATGCACCACTAACGGAAAAACTCCCATTCTCTACATAACCATCTGGACATTTATCACTGAAGAATTGACACTGGAATTTCTTCTGAAAATCACTCTTTTCCATCTCCTGAGCAACCATGGCTTGTGGCTTGGCATTAATCATTGGAACTTCTTTTTGACTATTATTAACAGAAGGTCCAGATAACATTTTATTCAAATCTTGGTTTGTACTATTTGTACTATTAAGATTATTCAAATATTGAGCCTCTAAATTAGATTGTGGAGTACCAGTTGGCATTCCATTAGATAAAGTATTTGTAGCATTGGAAGATGGTGGTTGACCTCTTAACTGTTTTGAAACATTATCTCCACTTGGAATCAATGGATCATCAATCTTCATACTGCTATTTGGCTTACTGAACATACCTTTCAATGAGAAAGACTCAACTACATCACCAAGAGTATCCTCACCTTTAATAGATGTTGGTTCAACTGGTGTTAAACTCGTTTTAGCATGAATTGGATCAGTAGCAACTAAATATGGTCTTACATTTTGATCATGAAAAAATCGTAAGTTTCTCCAATTATCATTACCATTACTAAAGGTTTCAACTTGGAAAGGAACTCCTGTATCTGGCGTTACCTCAGCTCTTGCATGAATAGCATCTTGATGAACTGGTGCAGTAGCAACATCTTGTTTATCATCTACATTTTTTGGTTTGAAAAATCTCAAATTCTTCCAATCCTTTAACAAAGTATTAGCTTTTCTTATCTTATTTTCGAATTCTTCTGACCAATTAGATTTATTTTTAGTCCATGAACAGACAAGTAATAAAATAATTGGAACTAAGATTATTAATAAAGGTATAATGTAACTCTTCTTCATTCTATATTATACTCATATAAAAAAATTATAATGTGTCGTATGCCACAATCATGTGGACACATGATTATATTTTCAATGCACCCAAACTACTTAATATTGTTTTGCCTTCTTTCAAAACTGGTGCTAACTCATTAACTGTATCTTTCAATTGTTTCACTGTATTGATTAACTCGAAAGTTTCTTTTTGTGCTTCTCTTGGAGTCAAATCATCCAAACTTTTATCCTTTGTTTTAGCATCTTCATCAGCAGAAACCTTACTCTTTCTGAAATCATAATCTTTAATATCATTCTTTTCAGTAAGATCATCTTTTGTCAAAGCAATACCACCCTCCAATTTCTTAATCATATCTTTCAAGTGAGAAACTCTCTTTTTTGTAGCTTCATCAATATCAGCTTTCTTGTCTTCATTTTCAAAACCCTCATTGAAATCAATATTTAGATAATTTTTCAAAATAATATATAATAAAGTCCAAATAACAACTGTGTAAATAAACGACCAAACAATATTCTTAACAATATGATCAACTAAAATATAAATTAATACTAAAGAAGCAATATGGGAATAATTACAAGATGCTCTATTTCTAAAAATAATAACTAAAACTAATCCAACACAAACCAACAACTTAATTAATCTTTCTTTGCTAAATCCTCTTCTAACTTTACCAGCCATAGTAATAATATATGGTTAGATTTTTTATCTACTTAAAATAATAATATATTATATAAAAATTATGGATAACATACCAAAAGAAATATTTTTACAAATTATAGATTATCTTCCAATAAATGAACAATTAAAATTAAAAATATTTAAAAAAAAATGGATTACCGAAAAATTTGAAGATTATGGTTTTATGTTAATTACTGGATATGATAATTCTTATCCAATTTTTTTTACAAGATACAAAAATATTGTAAAATATGTTTATAAAAAATATAATAAAAAAAAATATAAAACAAAAATTAAATCAAAAAAAGAAAGATATGATGAAATAATTAAATATTGTGGATTTGATAAAGAAGAAATAAAAAAATATTATGAGGAAAATTTAAAGCGAGACATGGAAAACCACAAAAGAAATAAATTACTTATTTCATTTATTAGTGGAGGTCGATCATGTTCATCAATGCAACTTGTAATATCTGGAAGTATTTATTACAAGAAATGGGGTAAAAAAGAACGCAATAAATTTTTCAAAAAAAGAATAACAAAGAAATTCCATTTTCCTACGAAATTCATCATTTGAAATAATTATTATTTCTTCTTTTTAGTTGTTGCTTTCTTCTTGGTTGTAGTCTTCTTCTTCTTGGTTGTAGTCTTCTTCTTTTTAGTTGTTGCTTTCTTCTTGGTTGTAGTCTTCTTCTTCTTGGTTGTAGTCTTCTTCTTCTTGGTTGTAGTCTTCTTCTTCTTGGTTGTAGTCTTCTTCTTCTTGGTTGTAGTCTTCTTCTTCTTGGTTGTAGTCTTCTTCTTTTTCTTTGTACCACCTTCATGATTAACATTCATTAATACTACTTTTCCCTCAAGGTTGGTTGGTGTATTATTTGGTGGAAGTGCTTCTTCAATAGCTGCCAATGCGTGACTGTGTCCATTTATGAATCCTAAATTTGGTTCTATATTTTGATATGTTCTATTTCCATGAACATTCATAAATTCCATTTGATGATTATTATTTGGATTCATACGAACTATAACCATTCTACCCAAATGTCTAGGATGTTGTGCTCTAACATTTGTTAAAATTTGACTAGCTCTTGGATTAGCACTCATATCAATATGATAAGTTTGTTGCCATTGTCCATTTCCATTATAAACGTGAACATGTCTCGTATTGTTATTATTATTGTTGTTATTACTGTTAATATTAAGAAAGTTTATAACTCCTACTGGTGATGTCATTATAATAATGTATAGATTTTTTTTTTAACCTACTTAAAATAATTATTGGTATTAACAATCTGTTTAGCATCCCTTTGTTGTCTAATAAGTAAACTTGATGGTTTCCACCTCTGATTTTTAGCCAAATTATGTCTATAAATATTAATTTTCCTCGACTTAGATGATATCCAACTATCCAAAGGCATATTGATAGGTGTTTGACTCAAAAGTTTCTTCGCACCCTCATAAGTTATCAAATAAGAATGCAACAAAACAAAATTATCAACGGAATAAATATATCTATTAATCCTCTTTCCATTAGGTCCTTTGTTTAAATAAAATCCTAATAAAAAGATATCCCAATTCTTCGGAAGATGTTTCTTCAATTTGAAAATATTCCTCTCAAAATTCGGATGTAAACTAATCGCATCATCCTCCAAAACCATTGTCACTGGAATCTTCTCATCAACAATCTTCTTCCATAAATAATAATGACTCAACGCACATCCACACTCCCCATCAGACATGTCAATCATCTTACTCCTTTTTCCCAACCATCTTCCATAATCCCACTTCTTCTTCAAAACACCTTTCTTTATCTCTTTGCTGTAGTCATAAGTCTTACCATAAACACCCGAAAATCTAGTAATGTACTTAGCCAAAATCTTATGCTTATTCAAAACATTCATTCTTCTTTTACCCTCTTTTGTTTCCTTCAAATTTATAACAAAACATTTATCAAAAACCTTAAATAAATCATAAGGATGTTTATTCTTGTTGTTGTAGCCTTCAATAGAACCAAATCTATTCTTTAAAATCATGAGAAAAATATATAAAGCAAACAAACAAATGAAAACTAACAATAAATTCATTTAATAAATAATAGATTTTATTTTATGATCTTACAAACATGAAACCAAAGCTTCCTTCTCATCTTCTGTACCCATCAATAGAACAATTTTGCTATCGAGATCTCCCAAAAAGTTGTAGAAGAATTTGGCAAAAGCTTTAAGTTTATCTTTAATTTTCTCGAAACCAATATCACTGAATTCAACATCAATAATATTCATTCTTCCACTAATTGATTCAACAAGTACACCATTATCAGTATCGAAAATGTACATATATGACATAATCTGAATTCTCTCATAATCTTTCAATCGGTAAAAAAGTCGGTGCATTCTGTTCTTGATCTCAACGATAGTTCCATCCTCAAGAAGACCATCAACACGACCACCAATGTACCATTTCACATTATTATGTTTAAACAACACCTTCTTATGGAATTTGTTGTCCAAAATGACTGGTTCTCCACGTTTCTTCTCAAAAAGTTTAACAACACTTGTTTCATTCTTCGTCCCAAAATTTCGATTCCCAAAATTCTCCATATTCTTCTTCAATTCCGCTGTTTCCTTCTTTTGAGCAGCAGCAATCTTCTTCATAACAGCCTTTTTATTGGCTTCTTTCTTAATGGATTCTGCTGAACTTAAAATCTTGGCAACCTCTTTCTTGTCTTTCTCATCAAACTTCTCAATGATCTTCTTCTTCTTCTCCTCCAACTTTTTCTTATCAAGTTTGAGAGTATCGATGTTCTTCATGAAATTCTGAATTTCACTTTTCTCATCCTCATTCTGTTTTTTGACTTGTTTTATGATATTTTGTCTACCTTTATGAAGATCACTAATCGTTTTAGCATCCTTATCAATAGACTTCATAATATCCAATTTCCTTTTCCTAGAGATGGCTTCAATAACCTCAGTTTCAGTTTTCTCGGGAACAAACTTGACTTTCTTCCTCTCCTCAATCTCCTTCAAACTATTTTTGAAATCATCTGGATAATTTCTTTGCCAAAGTTGTAGAACAAATTCATGCAATTTTTTCCATCGATTATGACGCGTAATAATCGCCACTTCGCTAGCATATAAACAGATTGACATTTTTATAGATAATATCCTAATAAATTTTTAAGCTTTATCGTAAAAATAATTTCACTTTTTTTCAGGTTTATTATATATTATATGCCCTACTTTAGAAACGATAAGAGAAATATTAACCTCCTCTACATACATATTCCCAAAACTGGTGGATCAACAATAGAAAAATACTTTTCAAAAAAATACAGAAAAAACCGTGGTCTCACCTTAAAAAACCTATATTCAGGAAACATTTTCAACAGATTAAGTGGATTATTTTATGGTTCTCCGCAACACCAATCCTTAAGAACATTAATGAGATTTAGACGTAGATTAGGTATATCAAGAAAAAATCTAAAAATAATAGCAAGTGTCAGAAATCCATACACAAGAACAATCAGTGATCTTTTCCATTTCAAACTCATCAATCATAAAAGCACACAAAAACAAGTTTTCAATGTATTATGTAGATATGTATTTGTTAGACAAGGATATGATAATCACAACTTACCCCAGTACACATTCATTATTAACAATAAAGGTAAAATACCTAAAAACGCGAAAATAATCAAAAATGAAAATTTAAACGAAGATATGGCGAATATTGGTTACAAAGGACTCGAAACAATAAGAAAAAGAAAAGTGGGCAAAAGCCACAAAAAGAATTATTATAACTATCTTAATAAAGATTCAATTAACCTTATTAACAAAGTTTACAACAAAGATTTCGAACTATTTTGTTATGACAAAATCACTAATTCTTAACTTTCCTCAAAGATTCCCTCTTCTTACTCTCTCCTTCAAAAAGTCTCCTTTCTGATGGCTCATACTTCATTGCTTCCTCCAAATCCCTGATTCCCTTACACAACTTGTAAATTCCAGAAGGCTCAATGGATGAAGATTGATCACTACCCCACATTGTCCTATCCAATGTAATATGTCTTTCTACCCATGTTGATCCTAAAGCAACAGCCGCAAAAGTTGTAATTAATCCATATTCATGACCACTATAACCAATCTCCTTATCTGGATATTTATTCTTCAACCACTCAATATATCGAAGATTCAATTCACCTACTGGACAAGGATATGTTGAATTAGTGTGCATAATAACATCTGGATTACAAACTTCAACACATCTCTCGACCTCCTCTTCTGTACTCATACCAGTACTAACAATCAAGAAATCAAAATGCTCCCTAGTATATTTACACAACTCCAAATCTGTAATTGATGCACTACCCAACTTAGCAATCCTTGTATATTTAGACATTAACTTAGCAGAATTAATATCCCAAACTGATGCAAAAAGCTTAATACCAATCTGGTCAGCATACTCCATCAACTCTTTGATCTGTTCCTCATTAAACTCAATTCTATGTTTATACTCCAAATAACTCATCTCTCCCCATGGTGTTACTCTCCTTTTACTCTTTTGCTCCTCTGGCACACAAACATCAGGATCTCTCTTCTGAATCTTAACATAATCCATTCCAGCTCCTTTAGAGATTAACATAAGTTGTTTACACAAATCAATCGAACCATTATGATTAATTCCTATTTCACCGATAACATTTACTTTTGTCATTACTATATTTTTATCACTATATTAGTTTTAAGTATTCATCCGCAGATATATATAAAAAATTAAATGTCTTTTTAATATAATAACTTATGAAAATTTATGTAGTTGGTCATAAAAATTGGATAAGTAAAAGATATATTAGTGAATTTGAGGAGAACAAGATTAAATATATAACATCTGATCTTGATGAAAGCAGTAATAATTTACTTTCTGATATTCTTGATCAGAAAGTATCACATGTTATATATTGTAATGGTTTTCAATTGGAAGATGAAATTTTCGATGAATCTTTAGATGAAAGTACAAAATATAACATATTAGTTCCTGTAAGACTTGCTATCTTTTGTCAAAGATATAAAATTCATTTTACTTATATTGGTACAGGTAATATATATAAATATCCAAAATTGAAATCAAAAAAACCTTTTAATGAGGAGGATGAACCAAATAATGGTGAAAGTGAATTTTTGGTTTTGAAAAGTTGTACAGATAGATTAGTCAAAACAACTGATTCACTTAATTTGCGGTTTCGTCACCCTTTGAGTTCAACTATTAATGATCCTAAGAATTATTTGAATAAAATGTTATTTGCGACTGAAGTAAATGACATTCCAACATCTATTTCAGTTATTGATGAGTTAATTCCACTTTCGATAAATATGATGAGGAACAAAGTTACTGGAACTTTCAATTTCGTAAATCCTGGAGTTATTTCCGAAAATGATATTTTACAAATGTATAAAGATATATATGATAAAAATTTTTCATGGAAATGTGTCACCCTTGAGAAACAAAAAAAAGAGTTAGAACATAAATATTGCCACTTAGATACTACCTTATTAGAACTTGGTCAAGAAGTTATACCTGTTAAAGAAGCTATAAAAAAAGTTATGGAGAAGATAGTTTTATTAAGAGCCAAAAATCACGTAGCTCTTGTCGTTAATTAATCAATTGATCAATTGATCTAAACCATCATCTAAATCAACTTTAACACTCCAACCCAAATCTTTTAATTTATGATTGCTGATATAATACCTCTTGTCATTAAAAGGTCTATCAGGAATATATTCAATCCATTTGTCATAATCGGTTGTGCCTTT